AACAATGAATCAAACAGTTAAAATAATAAAATTAATTAACGGTGACGACATTGTTACTGTTTTACCGACTGGTGACAAACAGTTACCGGACACCGGTGCATTACTCAGGTTAGATAAACCTTTACAGATTAAATATATTCCTCAGATGACACCAACTGGTTTCAGAGATTACATTGCTTTGATTCGTTGGACTAATTATACTGGTGATAAAGTTATTACTATACCAAAAGATAAGATTATGACAATTACTAACGCCTCGCTAGAAATGAGTGGTAGTTATGGTGAGATTATTAAGAACTATGATAACTTAGATAAACCTAAGAGAGATGAGAATTATCATCAAAAACAATTCTCCCCCGAAGAAAATAAAAAACTAAATGAAATCTTTGATGAGTTTGATGATGACTTGGATGACCCGACAATACATTAGGTACTTAAAGGTATTTCTGAAAACGGACACCGTTATTATACTCAGAAAAAAAGTATTGTCAACCGTGGAATGAAACTAAATTTGAAATAAAATAAAAACAACCTAAGCTTGACAATCACATCAACTTAGAGTATTATAGATACAAACTGAGGATATTATGGCAACAACTAAAAAGAAATCAGAGCATTATGTCAACAACAAAGAATTCTTGGCCGCTATGGTCGAGTATAAAAAGACTGTTGATAAAGCTCAAAAGGCTGGGAAGAAAAATCCTAGAGTACCCGATTATGTCGGAGAATGTTTTTTAAAGATTGCGAATCACTTATCGTACAGACCTAATTTTATCAACTATACATTTAGAGATGATATGATTAGTGATGGTATTGAGAACTGTTTACAATATTTAAATAACTTTAATCCAGAGAAGTCAAACAATCCGTTTGCTTACTTTACACAAATTATATATTATGCTTTCATAAGAAGAATACAAAAAGAAAAGAAACAAGTAATCATCAAACAAAGAATGATTGCAGAATCTAATTATGATGACATGACATTACAACCTGGTGAGGACAGAGATTTTAAGAATCAATTTACAGAGTTTCTTAAAAAGAATATGCCACAAGAAGAACCAGCAAAGAAAGAAAAGAAACTACCAGTTAAGAAGAAAAAATAATGAAAATAGCCCTATTGAATGACACTCACTTCGGGTGTCGTAATGATTCGCCAGCATTTATTGAATTTCAAAACAAATTCTACAACGAATTGTTTTTTCCATACATGCAACAATATGATATCAAAACATTAATACATCTAGGTGATGTGGTAGATAGAAGAAAGTTTATCAACCACAATACAGCACACAATTTCAAGAAAGTATTTTGGAACAGATTAGATGAACAAGGTATTGATACACATATTATAATTGGTAATCACGACACTTATTATAAGAACACAAATGAGGTCAATGCTATGCAAAACCTTGACATATGTAAAGACGCCAAGGTGTACACACAATCAACAACAGTTGAGTTTGATGGTTTGCCTATATTGTTTATACCATGGATTTGTGATGACAATGAGGCAGAAAGTATTAGAACAATAGAGAATACACAGGCTACCTTTGCAATGGGTCATTTAGAAGTAAAAGGTTTCGAAATGCACAACGGCCATTTTAATGACCATGGTTTAGAGAAGTCTATATTTAAAAGATTTGAAAAAGTTTTATCTGGTCATTTTCATAAAAAATCAGATGATGGTCACATCTATTATCTTGGCACACAATACGAGATGACATGGTCAGACTACCAATGTCCTAAAGGTTTTCATATATTTGATACTGAGACCAGAGAGTTAACAAGAGTAGAAAATCCTAATAGTTTATTTAAAAAAATTATCTATAATGATAAAGAAACAAACTATGATGAACTAGATACTAAAAAATACGATAAATGTTTTGTTAAGTTATACATATCAAACAAATCAGACAATGACATGTTCGAAAGATTAATGGACAGATTATATAACTCTATAAACATACATGCTATTGATGTAATAGAAGACCCTACAGATATTGGTGCTTCAGTACGAGAAGATATACTAGAACAAGGTGAAGATACATTAACATTTTTAGGTAACTATATCGACCAGACAGATATAAAATTAGATAAACAAAAATTAAAACAGTTTGCAAAAGAACTGTACATGGAAGCTAGTGAATGATACTATTTAAGAGAATATCATATAAGAACTTTTTATCAACAGGCAATCAGCCAATAGAAATAGATTTAAGTATATCACAAACTACTTTAATCGTAGGTACAAATGGCACAGGCAAGTCAACCTTGTTAGACGCATTATGTTTTGTACTATTCAACAGACCATTTAGAATTATTAAAAAAGAACAAATGGTAAATACCATTAACAATGGTGATTGTATTGTAGAGGTAGAGTTTGATGTTGGTACCAAGAACTATATTATACGAAGAGGTATAAAACCAAATCTATTTGAGATATTTTGTAATGGTAAACTTATTAATCAAGACGCCAATAATGTAGATTATCAAAAGTATCTTGAAACAAATATAATGAAACTGAATTACAGGTCATTTATTCAGGTGGTTTTATTAGGTTCTTCATCTTACGAACCTTTTATGAAGATGAAACCAAGATACAGACGAGAAGTTGTAGAAGAGATACTTGATATTAGAGTTTTTGGCCTTATGGACTTAGTTTTGCGTTCCCAACAGAGTGAACTTCAAAAAAAACTTACGGAGGTGAGGCACCAATGTGAGTTAATAAAGACCAAGTATGAAACTGAAGCAAAGTATCTTACCACTCTGGAAACCAAAGGTAGCGACAACCTGACGGTACAACAAAATAAGATAGTAGAAAATGATGAAAATAGAGTAAGATATGAACAAAAACTACAAAAACTAAATGAAGACATTGCAGTTAGTCAAAATGCATTAATTGGCCATGATACAACCACCAAAAAGGTTAAAGATTTAGAAAAGTTTGAAACTAAGATAGAACAAAATATATCTACACATAAAAAGACACTAGGTTTTTTTAAAGATAATGACACATGTCCGGTGTGTACACAATCAATAGACGCAAACTTTAAGGAAGAAAAATGCAATCACGAAACTTCAACAATTTCCAAGCTGGAATCAGGTCTCAAGCAGCTCGTAGGAGAACTCAATATACACGAAGAGAAGATGACACAATTCAGTCAGATGTCAAACAAGATACAAGACATGAATGTAGAGATAGCAAAGATAAACGGAAGTCTATCAGCATTGAAAAAACACAGCGACCAAATTCAGCTAGAGATTTCTACAGCTAGTCAAAAAGATGGTGACATTGAAAAGATAGAACTTGAACTAGCCAAGATGTCAGCAGACCTTGGTGTGGCAGACGGACACCTAACAGATGTACAAGAAGAAAAAGAATATGTTGATGTATTAAGAGAGATACTTAATGACAAAGGTGCTAAGGCAAATATAATTCGTAAGTATGTACCTATTATGAATCAATTAATTAACAAGTATTTACAATCAATGGATTTTTATATCTCATTTCACTTAGATGAAGAGTTTAATGAAACAGTTAAGAGTAGATTTAGAGATACATTTAATTACAACAACTTTAGTGAGGGTGAGAAAATGAGAATTGACCTTGCCTTACTATTTACATGGCGTGATATTGCTAGAATGAAAAATAGTACCAATACAAATCTATTAATACTAGATGAGATATTTGATTCATCACTAGACGGCCAAGGTACAGATGACTTCTTTAAAATCATTAAAGGTTTAGAAAAAGAAAACATCTTTATTATATCACATAAAGGAGATATTTTGTTTGACAGGTTTACAAACATTATTAAATTTGAAAAACATCAAAACTTCACACAGTTAGGAACAATATGAAAGAACTAAAATTAGTACCACCAAGCGACCCTAGAGTGCAATCAGCAATAGCACCTTTTACAGATGAAATCTTAAAAGAAGAAGGTTTTAAAGATAGACAAGAACTTGTTGAGGCAATGTTTTTAGTAATGAAGAAATTTGGTGGCATAGGTCTAACTTGTAATCAAGTAGGTCTTCCTTTCAATATGTTTGTAGCAGGCGGCCATGAGGGTATAGAAAAGGGTATGTCATTAGCAATGTTTAATCCTGTAATAGTATCAGTAGGTGAAGAGAAACTTAGAATGAAAGAGGGTTGTCTAACTTATCCTTTTATGTTCTTAGATATAGAAAGACCTAGAAAATGTGTGATGAAATATGAAGACGCTGATGGTAAATCACAAGAGGCACACCTAGATGGTATGATGAGTCGAATCTGTCAACATGAATACGACCATATCATTGGTAGAAACTTCACAGAATTAGTATCTAAGTTGAAATTTGATAGAGCTAAGAAGAAAGCTACAAAAGAAATAGAGAGAATGAAGAGATACAGAGAAATCAATATTGAATTGAATAAAAACCAAGCTTGACATTTGTAAACAATTAGAGTATTATATGTATTATGAGTTATTCG